AGATAGTTTTCGCTGCCTTGGACAGTATCCACATTCCTGCAGCACACAGTACTATAGCAGCACCGAACGCCAACATTGCAACTGACATTGCTTTTAACTTTGCCGGATTCATCGAGCCCATAGCTTTTGTTAAAACTACTAGACCTACACCGAGTAGTCCTATAGCAATTGCCATTCCTGCGAATACACCTATTGCACCCTTGCCCGACTTAGCGAGCATTACAGCAGCTTTAGCCATTATGTAGAAACCTGCAGCTATCATCAGAACGCCCGCACCCGTAGCCATAAAGGCTTTTGCCGAGCCTAACATCTGTGCCCCCGACACTTTAGCGGCTGTACCTACTTTAGGGAGCACACTTGCCGCTGCCTCCGCACCTTTTGCTGTCGCGTTAAGGTATTTAGCAGCCTTTAATGCTATTTTTAAACCAATAAATACTTCTATAAGTTCTGGAATATGGTGTATGAGGTATGCTATAGGTTTCGCGTTAGCCTTGGCAGCACTTGCTAGACTCTTCACAGCACTAGCTGCACTTTTAGCCCCAGACTCGAAGTTCTTTAGACCATCTTTTGCCTTAAGTTTATCAAGCTCTTTACCTATTGCACTAAATGCCGACCCCCATGCTTTACCAACTCCCTTGAAGGCATTACTCAAGATTGCAAATCGCTTTGATATGCCCTCCATCATACTTGATAGAATTGATACTCCGCCTCTAGTGAGTGCGTCGAATGCTGGTGCTAGACCTGATGCTATAACTGCTCTCAAACCCTCTGCAGCTTGACCGAGAGTCTTGTACTGCTGGGCTTGCTTCATGAGGGCTTTATTGTCTGCCATCTTCTCCATTGCTTTGAAGAAGTCCTCGGTCTTGACCTTGCCATCTTGAACGTTCTTAACGAGTTCAGCGGTCGTCATGCCCATAGCTTTCGCAACCTGTGCGAGACCCGCTGGTGACTGTTCGAGCATCAACTTAAAGTCCTGCCACGCAACAGTAGGCTTAGCGGCCATCTGAGTCGCCTGAGTAGATATCGTCTTCATGGCCTGCTTAGGGTTTTCAGACGCGGCAGCAACCGCACCAAATCCCTTTACAAGGGATGTAGTCGTCTTCTTGTTGACCGCATAGAGCTGTGCGAATGTAGATGCCATATCTTTTGAGGAATATACGGTCTTAACTGCGAATGCTTGTAAATCCCTCTTCGTGGCTCGTATCTGCTTTTGACCCATGCCCGACATAGCCATGTTATTGGAGAAAGATTTCCATGCACTATTAGTCTCGTTAACTTCTGTCAAGAGATTACGTGCTTCTCTCCCGAGGAATCGCATTGCTCCGCCGCCTATTGACATAAGTGCACCGAAACCGATACCGCTCTTTAGTTTTGACCCGAGTGAGTCCGTCGTGCCTAGAACCTTCTTAAAGGTCGACGACATGTTCTTATCCTGCGCCGATAGTAACGCTTTTACGGAAAAAGATTCAGCCATTATTCGTCCGCCCTCCTTTCTTTCAAAAATTTACTAAGCGCAGAGAGACGACCCTTTTCGGCCTTCTTACTCTGCACCTTCTTAATTGCTTTGTCGTAATCGAAGAACTTGATAAACTTATCAAATACCGGTTTCTGCTTATTCTTACCGACATTCTTTTTGGCGGTTGCCTGGAAGTTGAGGTATGCCTGTAGGTGATTCCTATAGTCCCTGTCAACTTGCTTAAGATTCTCCGCTTCAATCAGAATGTTGTATTCGTAGATGGTCAGCCTATCTACTTGGTCGAATGAAGTGAATCCGAAGTATCTGAAGCAGTCTATAGCCACTTGACGATACAAAGCCTCTTCGTCTAGATGATCTCGTCCTCCAGCTCCATCTCCGCCTTCTTCTTCGCTACCATGTCCTTCATATCCTGCACTAGCCTCTTGGTAGCATTGGCTGTCTCTAAAAAACCTATCACGTCATTAAAAACTCCGTCGATATCGGTCTCCTCATTGTCCAGGAACTCGTCAATCTCGGGTAGCGTCAACCTAGGTGACTCGGTCTTATTAGCGGTGAAGATAGCGTCTGCAAGAGCCTCTACAGAGTTATCCATGAGCTCAGCAATCATCCACTTCATGCCGACATTTTCAGTTACGCCTTTCATGCCCTCTACTGGTACCACATTACGCTTGTTAACCTCTCGTAGAAACTTCATTCCAAATTTCAAAGGATAAGACGTTCCGTTTATGATGATATCTGCCATTTTTTTACTCCTTTACTCAAATAAAATGGAGTGACTTGCGCCACTCCATAGTTAAACTCCTTATGCTCCAGCTACTGAATCTTTAAATACGTAGCTTGCCATCTCCTGCTGTGCTGTTGTAACTGTTACATCACCCTTGACACCTGTACCGTTGATACCGAACGTAAGCGAGATCTCCACAGACTCGTCAGCGTTAGAGTTCTTCTCAAACTCTGTGAGGTAGCCCTGGAAGTACGCCCCCTTGAACTTATTAGTTCCTGTGCCTGGCTCTTCGAGGTTTGCCTCCCAAATCTCGATAATCTCGTTAGAATCGAGTGCGCTCTCAAGCATATCAAGCATCTTGTCATTTTTTGCCATAAGAGATGAGCACGTAATCTCTGTCTCAACAGCTCCCGGCGTCCTTACACTTCCGTCCTTAGTCGCAGTGGTGTCGGCATCTCTTGACTTAGTGCGTCCGTTCTCTGTTACAAATGCTAGCAGACTTCCTGCTGAGCTCTGTGCCTTCGATATCGGACGGTATAGATACACAATCTTCTTACCCGATACAGCAACAGCGAACTGCTGTAAATTAAACTTGTTCATATTTCCTCCTAACTAAAATGAAAACGCAGCTCTACTACTCCGTGAAGTAGCGGCTGCTTAGTAGTATTATCTGTCAAAATTCGTGTCTGTCCGTTGCGGTAATCCCACGCATAATGCCCACTCTTTAGTTGCATTGCTGCCTCTTTAATCTTGAGCAAAAGGCTTGATACAGTACCGCGTTCCTCTGGTGTGTTGTGCCACACGTGTACAGTAAGTGATACGGTGCCGAATATAGCACTCTTGTTGGCATCATCTACTTGATACGCCTCACCGAGATATATAAACGGATAAGGTGTTCCTTCTGGAGGTAAAAATCCATCATATACGTTTTCTTTCCCGACTACGGCTTCGGCCGCTAATTTTACTTTAGTGAAAAGTTCCTGCTGTGGATCCATCATTCTGTTAACCTCCTCATATCTCGCTCGAACTGAGCACCTACTTTCTCAATTGCTGGCTTTACTACTGGCTCGGGTTCCATGAACCTTGTACCGAATTCCGTGTAAGGATTGTACGACATAGCTATTCCTGCCTCGTAGCTCATACCTCCATCTAGTGGATTACCGTTAACACTGTCGGCGGTATTTTGCTCCGAGTAGCCCTTAACATATGCCACCTTGGTATTAGCCTTAATATCTCTCTCAAGCCGGTTACCATTAGTTGATACGACGGTCTTAACATCATTAAGAGTCGCATTCTTACGTAGCTTGCGATTTAGCTTGTCAAGACCAACAATCTTGATACTAGTCCCCATTACTGCACCTCCGACACGATAAATGTCTCCTTGGTTCTTAATCGCCTCCGCTGGTCAACTGCGTACATTTTGCCGGCTATCTCGATGCGGTCAAATGGCTGTTCGAAATGCCCCTGTATCTGCACTACTAGTGACCCTTGTCTTATTTCGCCATATAAGAGCCTCATCGTCTCTTGACCCGCGTTCATCACACTTGCGTGTGTGACCGTCATCTCTGGGGGTGCTTTCTCATAATTACCAGTCTCGGCATTATAATCACCGCGTCTGAACTTTACGAAACTTATAAGTGTATCGTACCTCATAACTGACCCCCCTTACAGAAAACGAATAACGCCCCTGTTCGACTCTTTCTGCGCGTTGAGATAGTCCTGTATCTCTCCTGCATAAGGCGCAAAATCGTCATCAGACCACCTCATTGATTCGCCCTCAACGGTGTGACTCGCGAGACCTTCTGAACCTATCTTGTTGAACCTCGATATGCACACCTCGGTTACGATATAGGACAGCTGTTCAGGGATACTAGAGACGCCGCCAAGCTTCCACTTTAGCCGCGCCTCCGTCAGTTCCTTAATAGCTTTCTTCTGTTCATCGAGTGTGCCAGTCAACATTACTGTTACGTTGTCCGACATATCGACCTCCTATTTCTCTTCGCCCTTCTTTGGCTCTTCGGCAGCATCCTCTGTCGGTTCACTATCTGTCACCTCTTCGCCCTTCATGTCACCCGAGACTGTCTTAACAGCCTTAATCATCGGCTGACCCTGTAGGTTATCTGACCCTAGTAGCTCTTTGATTCGCTCCTCTGATGGTTCAATGCCCTCTCTTGGATATGAGTCTCCTACTTCATATAGGTGCTCGTTATCCTTTAGATCTAGAAATGCGTTAATTACGATAAACATAATTTACCTCCTGTCTTTATACTCCAGGTACAATCTTGCCCTTGATTACTCCGTCAACCTCTTCTGGGTAGAACACTACTCCAGACATAATGAGTGTGTCGAGCGATGCTCTGTCAGATGCAACATTGTGAGACATTCCCACGAGTCCGCTCTCGTCGAATGTTAGGCCGAAATCCTGCGCAACATCACCGTTAGCTGGCACATACGCACCGTTTAGGTTCTCTGTAGCAGTTCCGATTGGTGCTCCCTTAGTAACATTAGACGATAGGATTGCTGTTCCTAGTCCTAGGAAGTTCACAACGTACGAGAACCCGAATGCTGTCTGCATAGTAACTGCAGCCTTACCTAGGTACTCCGCTACATCCTCTGGATTGA